TTGGCGGGCGTCTTGGCCTCATGCCCGAGGGCCTGGAGCTGTTCGGTGACCTCGTCGGCACGCTTGGGGTTCCCCGACCGCTCATAGCCCTCACGCTCGCGCAGAAGTGCCGCGATCCGATCCTTCGGGTCCATTGTTCGTTCCTTCCTGGGTTGCTCGGGGAGACGACGAGGGCACCCGGCGCGATCGCCGGGCGCCCATCAGGTCGTCCTAGAACGCCGGAGCGATCAGGCCGCTGCCGGAGATGACCGAGATGGCTTTTTTGTAGCGTTCGGCCAGGAACGCCAGGTAGCCGTACACCTGGACCCGCACGCCGAGGCTGCCGGACAGGACCTCGAAGTAGGTGGCGCGATTGATGTCGCCCTCCTCCCAGAGGTAGATGTCGTCGAGCCGGGCACAGATGATCGGATCGGCTTCTGCTTTTTCGGCTTCGCCGACTTTCACTTTTTCCGTGGTCGGAATCGACGGGTCGATGATCACGGGGAGCCCGAGCCACTGGCCGACCACGTTTTCCGGGCCGAGACGCTCGACCAGCGCCGCGGCATTCCACGGTGCGTTCTGTCCGAGCAGCGCCAGCGGCCGGTTGGTGGTGTCGAGGGCGGACTGGAACCAGGCCCACCGACGCGGGTGCATGATCCACGCACTCGGCGGCATGTAACGGCCCGTGTAGATCCGCTGGATCGCGTCGCTGCCCTTGGGGTAGAGCTTGGCGAGGGTCGGTTCCGAGTCCGTGTAGGTGACCACGTTGGTCCCCGACACGGTCAGGATGCCCTTGACGTGGGGGGCGGTCCCGCTGCCGCTGAGGACGTCGACATCGACCTTCGTCGCGTAGTCGGCCGCGAGATCGGCGAGGATCAGATCCTCGACCGCGGGAAGCGAGCGGTCGAACACCTGACGAGACATGTCCTGCTGTCCCGAGACGGTGCGAACCGGCGCTTCGAGGGTCCCGAACGTCGCATCCGTGGATTTGACCGCTTCGTTGTCTTTCTGGCCTTCGGTCGCGGTGCCCGATTCCATCTTCGGGATGTTGATCGAGTCCGTGTTGGCCGGCAACGGCAGGCTGCGGACCGCGTTGGCGGTCGGGCGTCCCGCACGCGCCAGCGTGACGAACTCGTTCTGGAGGTACAGCGGGGCGACCAGGTAGCCACCTTCGCTGTCGGTCGAGCTCAGGGCACGCTCCTCACCCCGACCGTCGACGTCCATCTCGTGCTGATGGCGATGGAGGCGCTCCTCGGCTTTCCGGTTCCCGGTGATGCGGGCGGCGTACATGTCGCCCAGGAACGAGTGGCGACCGTGTTTCTCGTAGGTGTGGGGCTCGTCGCCGACCCGGACCTTGGGTGATGGCGCTCCCCGCTCCTCCGATGCCGGCTGGTCATCCTCGACCGGCTCGATCGGGGCGGCTTTGCGGGCCTCCTCGACCGCTTCCGCCCCCTCGAGGCGCTGTTTGGCGGCACGGTGCTCGGCCGTGGCGGCCTCGAACGCCGCGCGCAGCTCGTCGATGTCGGTGGCGTCCTCGGGCGCCTCGTCGAACGCCTTGTAGGCGTCCTCCATTTTCGTGACGGCGGAACGGACCGCGTCACGCAGCTCTTTCAGGTTCACGGTGGTGACTCCTTGGTTACGTGTGGATTTGCCGTGACCCGTCAGGCGCCGCTTGCTGCCATCTCGCCGGGTCAGGGTGAGAGGCCCACACGCACCTCGTGGCCGACCACTCCCGGCGGCGCCCATCCGAAGAAGCTGCGCCGGTTGGCCCGGGAGGGCCGACGGAAAAAGTTGTCTCTGAGACGGGCACCGCGCCCGTCAGGGTTGGTCGCTTATCGCGCGAGCGGGAACCCGCAGGTGAAAGCCGCTGCGCCCCGTCTCAGTCTTCCCAGGGGACGGTGATCGATTCGTCACCGAACTTCGAGCGCATCCGCTCGTAGTAGCTCTCGACGCGGGCTTTGACGGCTTTCACCGCATCGGCGTCTTCGAGATCGACGCCACCACGTCCCCCCTGTAGGACGGCTGCGACGGCGAAGATGCCGCGAGGAATGGCCGTCAGTCGACCGCCGATCACATCCGCGAAGCCCAGTTTGTAGTCGCCGAAGTTGTCGGGCACACCATCCCCGTCGGGGTCGTTGC